CGGGCGGCGCTCAGTCCGATCAAACCGATGTGCCATGAGGGCACGACTCCACTTTGATACTAATAAGTATAGCGGCTGCTGTACAAAAGTCCAGCACTATTTTTCAAGTGGCGAGTGACGTGTGACGAGTGACGAGAGCCGGATGGATAGAAACGTCCACACTTCTGCACAAGTGATGACAGTTTGTGTTACAAAATGTGCGGTGATTTTGTAACTATTACCGAGCGGGTATAAATGCCGGAAAAGTGGCTGGATTATACCCGAAGGGGTGCGAGCGGGAACATGGCTTTACACTAAGCGGGTTAGTGTCGCGGGATGTTTACTTTGGCGGCTGGGAACCCAATCACGCTTGGACTACGGCGCAAAAAGTATGCAGCGGTCGCCGCGGCGACCCTACCGGGGTTAAGCGGCAAGATGCCGCTTCTACTTTATCAGCGTGAGCGCCATGGCGCCGCACGCTAGGAACATGGCAACCATGCAGAGCCAAACGATGAGGCTGGCGCGAGACATGTATTGCCAGTGTGCCCAAGCGCCCAATCCAAGCACGGCGCAGGACAGCGCCATGACCACAACAAAAACAGCTCTCATGGGCAAAGAATAGCCGCGATCAAAGTTGCCGGCAAGTTGCTACTCCAAGCGCGAGGCTTCGGCGCGGCGCTGCTCCAATGTGTCCCACAGCTCGAGGAGGGCGTTGAGTTGTCCGCTGGCGTGGGCGAGCCAGCCGGGTTCTTTGGCGGTCGCCATGGTGCTGACGAGCAGGGAGGTGTCGGCGATGCGGTCCTGCAGCTCGGTCATCACGGCGAGGAACGCCGGCGGGGCTTGCTCGCGGGTGAAGGACAAGGCGCCTTTGGGGTCGTAGTTGTCGGTGACTTGGTAGCGGTCGATGGGGATGGTTTTGGGTTTTTGCGTGAATAGCATAATTTTTAAGCTGTTTGTGTTCGGGGTTTGCGAATGGCGAATGCAGTCGTTCGTATGGGTTAACTCGTCATCCGCGACGCATTACGATGATCTCCAGCGCATGGATGGCATTCTGCAGGTGCGGGCCGCATTCCCGGCAGATGGGGCCGTAGTGGGTGTCGTGGCCGTGGATGTCTTGGATACGAAGCGGCTTGGCGCAGATGCCGCAGCGCGGGATGTCACTGCCGCGGCGTCCGGGGCGCAGGCGGCTGGGCGGGGATGGCGGCGACATGGTCATGGAAGAGAGGGATGAGGCTTGAGACCTGAGACCTGAGGTAAGATCAATAGCTGCCGCCTCCGTGGCTGCGCAGGATGTCGCCCTCGACGTTGATGGCGTCGGAGAGGCAAACGTAACGAAGCAAGTCTACAAAATCTTTTGTCGCCCCTTTTTTTCCGTCCGCCGCGGTGTAGGTCTGCAGGCAGTAAATGAGGTTCTTGCAGTTCTCCGAGATGTAGAGCTTCGGCTGGTTGCGCGCGTCCACCGGCTTCTCGGGGTTGTATGACAGGGCATCGTTGATCATGCTGACGCCTTCATCAATGCTGTCGCCCGGGGTCGCCGTGAATAGCATGCCGAGGTCGGCCATTTCGTCGATGAGGGTCGTCGGGGATTCCTTGCCGAGCGTGCGGGCGTTGCCGTAGCGCGAATCCATCCACCTCTCAAAAACTTCCTCGCCGCCTTCGACGCGGAGGATTTCGTCTTTGTAGCGCTCCAAGCCAAAGCCGAAGTCTTGCTGCGCGGGTCCGGGCTTGCCGTCGAGTTTCTTGCCATCCGGTAGCGCCCACTCGCCGGCATAACCAATGCCCTCAATGTATGACGTTTGGTCTGGCCACTCGCGGTAGACCACAATGCGGCCGGACGTATCGTGGACGGTCCAAATCATCGCCCAGTTTTTGCCGCTCGCCGGATCGACCCAATGGTAGCGGGTGCCTTGCGGGACATCCGAGGCGCGGATGACGTGGACTTTGGGATTGAACAAGGGGAAGCGGCCGGAGATGGCTTTGGTCGGGACGCCGTAGGCTCGGCAGAGGATTTTTTCCTTCGTCTCGGATTGCAGCTCCTTCTTCATCCGCGACCAGCCGGCCCAAGGGTTTGACTGGGTGTGGAAGTAAAGGATCGGGCGGCCCTTGGGATTAATCTGCTCGATGGGCACTTTGTCGTAGCCGGAGATCTCGCCTTTGTCGTTTTTGAGCGGGAGCAGCTCGGCGTCGGTGTCGGTGATGGTCTTGGCGCCGGACAAGTAGTCGGCCACGGTCGGCGACCAGCCTTCGACCGGCGTGAAAGTCACGGCGAGCTTGCCGTTGCGGTCAACCAACCGAAAACGGAGGGTTTCAAGGACATCCAGCGGGACCAGCTCGTCCGCCCAGGCAAAATCGATCTCGCCGCCCTCCAGCGTGCTCGGATCTTGCGCGTAGTTGCGGAAAATGCAGATCGATTGGTTCGGGGCGACGAATTTTGCCTCGGTGAAGCCGCCTTTGACGCTGTAGGTGATGTTGGTGATCTGGCCTTTGCGCGCGTTACGCCATTCCGGCGGCATATATTTCCATACGCGGGGCTGCATTAGCTCAATAGAATTTGGGGCGGTCGTTTGGAACAACCACACCACGGCTCCGGGCTTGCCATACATGGTTTTGATGGCTTCCTTCGCCGCCCATTCGGTCTTTCCCGAGCGGTTGCCGCCGAGCACCAAGATCTCGCGGTGCTTTTCCAGCAATTCGGACGCGCGCTTCCACACCGGCGGGATGTAGCCATAGCGGAACGGGTCTGATGCCTCGCGGGCGATCAGTTCTTCGCGTGTTTTAAGATATTTCCAGCCTTCGTCCGGTCCCAGTTTCTCGAGCAAATCGAGATCGACCTGCATGACTGGGTGCGGTGTGGGCTTGAAGCGTTGTGCGTGCTCGTTCACGGAAAATAAATGGGCGCTGGCTGGTTGACGCTCGGACCCTCCCCAGGGCCGATTTTGTTAAGCCGTGCCAGCGCCCAAATTTTTGATGTCCATCGTGGGATTCTCCAAGACGACGAACTGATCGCTGCGCATGTAGCGCGTCTCGCCGGTGTCCTCGAGGATCACGGCGTAGATGTTGTTGAAATAGGCTCCCTGCGACTCCACATACCACACCGAGCCAAGACCGAGCGGGGTCTTGACGGCAACGGGGCGGGCGAATTCGTGGATCATTGGAGATTTGAAATTTGAGATTTCAGAAAGTGAGGCAGGGCCACCGGCATTTCGGTGCCCAGACGCACATTGGAGCCGGTGATGGTTAGCGTTCCCTGTCTGTTGACCGCTTCGCCTATCTTGCGAAAAGCCGAGGGGGCTTTTGTCAGCGGGGCGGCACCTTTGTTTTGCCGGGGACGGTGCTGCAGCACCTTTTCAATGGCGGGTTTTCGGAGTGATACGGCCCGAAACGAGGCCCCCGATCCGTCCAGCCGCCCGCTAATCACAATTGGAAGAGCGGGACTGGAATTGTCGATCCACTGCCCAGACAAAGTGAGGCAGGGCTGGGCGATACCACATTGGGCCGAACCTGGCCGCACAGATGTTATGTCTGCCGCTTTCAGCACCCTGCCAAAAGATGTGCAGGCGCCCCACTCGTCTCGCTCGGTGGAGCTGGGCATCCCGGAGATGGTCCGCGGCGTCACACCACATGAACGCCGGCGAGAACCCGCTTGAGCCTGCAACTTGAAAGTCATTTGGATTGTTTGCGCTTGCGCATTTCAGCACAGAGGGCGTCGGCCTTTTTCTTCGCCTCTTTGGCGACAAGTTTCTGCCGCTGGCTTTTCAGCAGCACGATCGTCTTGTCGATCTCTTCGATTTCGGGCGTCATAATTTTGTACTTCTCCATAAAGTCAGGGCTGCACGGTGACGTGCCAAAGGCCGATTTGCGCGATGGCATAACCAAACCACACGATGCCGTTCCAAAAGTTGTGCTGGATGAATGCTTGGTCGATGGCTACGGCGAAGTAAGCGAAGCCGACCAGAGCGATGAGGATTGCGCTGGTCATTCCGCATCCTCCTCGCGTCCGCAGCGGATCGCCCAGATGAACATAAAGCCATAGGCGGCGAGGGCGCCGATAAGCATGCCTGCGGCGAGGCCGATGAGGATGTAGCCGGCGGCGGTCATTCGTGGACGCGCCTCCATTTGTCTTTCCACATCGACCTCGCCATCATGGCGGACTTCTCGGCGACTGCTTCTTCGCTCATGTCGGGGCAGACATGGTGCAGCAGCTCATGCAGAACCGTGTCCAACTCGTCCGCGCCGGATTGACGCGGGTCGATGTAGACTTTGCCGTCGCCCATGGTCATGCCGTCCGCTTTTTCGCGGCCGAGCTTCTTGCGGACGATTGCGATGGTTCTGCGCGGGGGCATTAGGCGAGGTCGGCTTGTCTGGCGTCGCACTCGGCGCCGCACGCGGCGTATCCGGCAACATCAATCCAGTTGTCCGCTTTGTGGCAGTGCGCTTGGCGGGCGATCTTTACCAAGATCATAAGCGCGGCGATGTCGGATGCCGTGACCAAGACCTGCGCGCCGTTGGTGCGCGACAGGTAGCTGGAGAACATCTCGGCCTGCGTTGCGAAGTCATCCGCGGGCGAGCCGTAGTCCTTGTTGCGCGATCCGCAGACGGCGGATGACGCAGCATCGAGTGTGAACTTGGCGATGTGCATTAGGCGGCTTTTTTGAGGCGCAGGTTGGCGTAGTGGAGCGCGAGGCGGGCTTTGAAGTTTTCCCACAGCGGTTCCGCGGAGAAGATCCAAGACACCTCGAAGTCGTCCGGTGACTCTTTGCCGATGCGCACGATCCCGCGGCGCTGGACCTTCATGTCTGGGCGGTTCTCGTTCCAGAGTTGCTCGTAGCCGGCCAACTGGATCTTGTGCGCTGGGACGATGGCTTTGCTGGTCTTCCAGTCGAGCAACACGATCTTACCGTCGCGGTCGCGCGCGGGGGCGTCGATAGTGCCGCCGAAGAGGAACTCTTCGGAGACGAGCTGCACTTCCGGCTCGATGACCGTAAACCCTTCGCTGTCCCACCAGCGGCGGAAGTTGTTGTAGGCGATGGTCGCCTTCTCAACGTCTGCCGGGGAAAACTCCGAGAGGTCGGGTTCGTGGTTGTGCAAGAAGCACTCGATCATAAAATGCGCCACGGTGCCGATGTCGGCCGCCTTGTCGCGCACCTTGCGGTAGTCCTGGCCTTCCATGCCGAGCTTCCACGCCCAGTGGATGAGGCCGCTTGAGTCCTCGCCGATCTTGGCGATGGTGCTGGCGCCCGGAACGTCGGTGCCGTCTTTCAGCGGATACTTCTGGTGGGCGCGGGTCTTTTCGAGGCGGACGATTTTGCGGCCGTCCTCGGTGAAGCGATCCGGCTCGGCGGGCTTGGCGGCTTTGGAAGGGGAGCGGCGCTTTGCCGCCCCCCTTTTGACTGTGGTGTTTTTCGCTGGCATGAGGGTTACCAGGTGATCTCTTCGTCGTCCGTGCCGGTCTTGCGTGCGGCGGGCTTGGCCTCGCTCACATCAAAGCCGTAGGCGGTGGCGCTGCCGCCATCGCCCCAGGTGACGAGGTCATGCACCATGACAGCCTTGGGCTGCAGTGTGATGCCGGCGCCGAGCGTGCCGGTGTACCAGCAGTATGGAACGACCGCGACTTGGATCTTGCTGCCGCCGCCGACATTATCGGTGATGATGTCGCCGGAGGCGTTGAAGAGCTTCGGCGCGCGGCTGTAGGTCTCGCCGGCTTTGTCTTTGCCCACGGCTTTGACCTTGAGCTTCAACTGGACGAGACCGTCGTTGTCTTCCCACGGCGCGGCGTGGAGCTTGAGCTTGTCTTTCTTCAGCTCGGCTTTTTTCTCGGCGACGAACGCGGAGAAAAGCTCCTCAGCTTGCTTGATGAACGGTTCGGCTTCCTCAGCGGTTAGCTCGAGGTTGACTTTAAACACTCCCACGTCGTCGAACTTGGTGTCGGGACGGTTGAGGTGAGGATAGCGGGCGATGCCCACGGGTGTGGTTAGGGTTTTTGATGCCATGTTATGTGCTTGGTTGTTGGTTTTGTGTTGGGACTAAGAAATCGGAGCGGCGAAGGATGGTGAGAAAGTCCTGCGCGCGCAGCGTGATGAACCACTCCTCGCCGTTGCGCTTGTGGGCAACGACCGGGAAGAGCTTGGTCTTGGCGTCGCGGATGGCTTGGGCCATCCAGTCGCGGATCTTGACCACCTGGCAGAATTTCACCTCCCAGTGGAAATCGGGCAGGCACGGGCAGACGACATCGGGCGAGTCGCCAAGGCCGCTGAACTGCTGGCCGCGGCGGATACCGGAGTCGCCGAAGGCTTCGCGCAACTCATCGCGCCACATGCGCTCTCCGCGGGCGCCCTTTGCTCTGCTATTCATTGATGGCCTCCATGAGTTTCGGCGAGACAGGGAATAGGTCGCTGGCCTTTTCCTGTCCCCACGGCACGTCCGGCTCGTCTGTGAATCGGTCGCTCACGGTGTCGAATCGGGTATACGGCGGATGCCACATAAGCGGGATGACTCCGGTGCGGCCGGCGCGGTGCTTGGCTACGGTCCACTCGGCTTCGTGGCTGTCCTGCGGATTGCTTTCCGTTTCGTAGTAGCTCTTGCGGTAGAGCAGCGTGACGATGTCGGCGTCCGCCTCGATCTGCCCAGAGTCGCGCAGGTCGGCCATCTTCGGGCGGTTGTCGCCGCGCTCTTCAGCTTTGCGGTTGAGCTGCGCTGCAGCGAGCACCGGAACCTTCAGCTCCATGGCCATGCTTTTTAACCCGCGGGAGACGAAGCCGACCTCATTCTCGCGGCTTTGCGCGTTCTTTGCGGAGAGGAGCTGCAGGTAGTCAACCAAAACGACTTTCACGCCGTGCTTTTTGACGGCGCGGCGCGCACGCGCGCGGACATCCATGATGGAAAGACCGCCCTGGTCATCGATGAAGAGCGGCTGGCCGGCGAGACGCATGTGCTCATGCTCAAGGCGGCGCATCTCGTCGTGCTCAATGTCGCCGAGTTTGAGGCGGGTGCTGTCAAAAGATGCCCGCGCGCAAATGATGCGCTGGATCAGCTCCAGCTTCAGCATTTCAAGGGAGAACAGCAGCACCGGAATGCCGCGGGCAACAAGTCGGTCAGCGATGTTGACGAGCAAGGCGCTCTTACCCATGGCAGGACGAGCGGCGACCAAAACGAACTGACCTTCGCGCAGTCCGCCGGTCCAGAGGTCGAAGGTCTTGTAGCCGGTGACGATGCCCCGGGGCTTGCCGCGCTCGGCCACGCTGCGGTGCAACTCGGCGAGGGCGCCGTGCATCATGGCGCTGGCGGGCTGGATGGTGTCGGACTTGCCGGCAAGGTCGATGTCAAGAACCGCAGTGCCGGCGGTGGCGAGCGCCTCGTCCGCATCCTGGGTCGTGTCCATGGCGGCGGCCTTCATGCGGTCGGCGGCGGCGATGATTTTGCGGCGGGCGGCGTAGTCGCGGAGGATGCCGAGCTGATAGTCGATGTTGCGGGTGAGCGCGGCGCCGATCATCTCGGTGACGGCGCCGGGACCGCCGACTTTGACGAGTTCCTTGCGCGCTTCGAGCAGGCGGGTAACTTGGATGAGGTCCGGTGTGCCGCCGTCCACAACAATCTCGCTGATGGCGCTGAAGACGGTCTTGTGGTCGGGGCGGAAAAAGTATTCGTCGGTCAGCTCGGGGAGTTCGGCGAGGAGATCGCCGTGGTTCATCAGCGCGCCGAGGACGTAGGCTTCGGTCTTGGGGTCGTGTGGTGTGATCATGTTAGGCGGCGCCTCCGTCGTCAGTGTTTTCGATGATCACTATGACAATGATCGTTGCCAGAATGACGAACAGGTAGGTGAGCAGCAGCGCGTTCATTTTCCGCTTTCCTCCGGGCGAGACGCGCGCG